TTCTGAAACGTTTTTCCAATTATGGAAAAGGGTTCTTATCCTCAACATGCTGTAAAGGTGTTTTGTATTGTCGTAGAAGTCTCGTATGTATCCAAGTTCTTCAAGCGACTGTATTGAAAACATTACGCAACTGGCCCTTAATCCTGCTTTGCTGATGTTTTCAAGAGCCTGTAATTTAAGCTTAAGGATCTCTTTTGAGTAGTTTTTTGGATGTTGAAAACTCATTGCGAATTTATAATTGTTTCTTTCGTCTACCCAAACTTCATTGAGAGTCTTTTGAAAGAATCCTTCATCGGCCAAATTAATCATATTGGTTATCGTAGAAGGGTTCCAACCACGGATGAATGCTTGTCTAGTAAACTCGTGATAGTCTTTTCTCTCGGTTGGCTCTCCACCCGAGAGCATTAAAGAAAATCCTTTATATGGTTCGTGCAAAAGGCAGTCGAAATATTGCTGGTCGTGTATCTTTTCTCCGCCATAATAGCACCATGTGCAGTTCATGTTACATTTATTATGGATATGAATTATTATTGAATTATTCCTGCCAACGGTTCCGTACTGATAAAAATTAGACCAGTGTTTGAAGCTTGGTTCGCACATTGATTCAAATTTTCCGTGGACGTCGCACTCTTTTTTCATCCACGCCTGGCCGTCTTTCTCATAAACATAGGCTGGTATTTTTCTATAACATGTGGGGCATAGAGAAATTGTTTCAATCATTTTTTTTTCTTCTTTTTAGAAAACTTTTTGTAAACTGGATCCTGCACGTTTATCTTAAGCCACCCTATCAAATAACACATCAACTCTTCAGTATCGGCACAAAGCGGTATGTTGACGCATTCCATTATTGACACTGCGGTGTGAGCCAATTCATGGGCAACAACACTTGCTTTTTCCAAGTCATTAACCCAGACAAAAATATCTCCTTCGTAGATCCTTACACCGCCTTGCGAATCATGCGAAAATTCTATTTTAGAGTCTTTTGATTTAAGAAGAAAACATTCTTTTTCTGCTCTTTCTCTTGAACAGTTCCCTATAAAAAATACTGATCTGTTGAAAATTGGAACTTCAACTAAATTGGTTATTGGTTTCATCAATGATCACCATAAGAGGCGTGCAGATAAACACCGACAACTTCAAGCTTAACGTTGTCCGTCACCGTAAATCTATAAACCCTGTTCTTACTCATACCCAGGCACGACCATCTCGCCCTGTTTTTGTACTCTCCGATTCTGCCTATCGATGACCACAGCTCTGCGCTCCACGTCTTAGCGTTATCATCTGAGTATTCCATAATAACTCGTGGATCTTCAGCCGGGCCAGCGCCCATTTCAACCTCAAGTTCCAATTCATCATGAAACATTGTCCTGCGCAACTCTCTGTCGAATACGGCTGCTGTTGTCCATATCCTTGGCCGAGGTTCAAGGTTGTCTGTATGGGTGTCGTCATCTAAGGTGTAAATGTATCCGTTGTTGAAATCTCCGATGTAGACAGTTTTTCCGTCTTGGTAAGAAGAAAATCCTCTCCATTTATTTATTCCATTGACAGGATAACTTGCCAGTTCACACCAAATATCTCTTTGTGACTTGGAAGATGAAGTTATATCGTAGGCGAATGTTCTGTTATCTGTTGGGAAATTCAGCACGTAGAAGGCGTGTCCTTGCCAAATAAAGCCCATCCCTATTGCATCGTCGATCCTGGACATCCTCGATATTTGATATGTGATTGCGTCAGTCGACACGATCCTTGGAGAGTATGATTCGATTATCCGAACCTGTATGGAGTCATCGAGCCACACAACCACGTTGGATATTTTGGCAGGCGAGGAAGCGGCACCGATACCTATTTCAAAAATAGCACCTTCCAGGCGTTGCAAAACGGCGTCTGATATTCCGCTGTCTTTGTAAATCTCTACCGTTTTTTCTCCGAACCCTATCACCTCCTGATGGTCTACTATCACAGATAATAGATTATCAGGTGCCGACTCGGCAGTAACGAATGCTGTCCCATCCCAGACAAGAAAATCGTTTAACTCACTGTTGCGTAACGTTCCGCTGTTGGGATCTATGGTTATGGCATATTGGTCTAAAAATCCAAAGGCAACAGATCCGGGGAAGTCAACATCTGTTATTGCCGCGAAGGTTCCAATATTCCAGTTGTAGACATATCCTGTATCACCGGCTACTATCATTATCTGATAATTGGCATTCTGCCCCATCCAGGCTTTTCCGGTAGATGACGAGATGCTTCCGATTAGATTTGAATCTCTATAAACGTTGTTACCTACGACAGAATATAAAGAAGAATTTACAACCAGCAGTCCCCTGACCTCTCCCTCTGTGCCTGGTTTAAGAAATCTTTTCAGTCCCGGAAATTCCGACAGGGTGAGAGGACTTTTCGAGTCTTCAGGGTTGACGCGAGGATACACGTTAATATTCACTCCGGCATTTATGGCCTTTGATCTTCCTTCGGAGTATCCAAGCGAAATTGGTATCATGTCATTCTAATATAAAAGGAAAAGTGTACGGAAATCCGCTGCCACTGTCAAACGATGGTTTCCAGGCGGACCCGCCCCCATAAAGAGGGTTAGTGCTATCAAGTGGCTTTATCTGGTTAGCAAAATTGTTTGTTGCCAACTGGTCATATGCACTTTGGGCTATTGCTATAACCTCTTGCCTTAATTGTTTTCCTATTCCTGGTCCCATAAAGACAGCAAGACCGTAAACTATCGCCGCAAGGTACCCCGGTGGAAGACTTATCGTGTCGTTTAGGTTGTATTGAGGTAATGGTTTTAGAGATATTAAATTGAATGTGTATTCTTCTTTAGGCACTCGAACAAATCTCAGCGTTCCCAGAGGGAAGGATTGCTCGTAGTACACAGCCGAAGGAGTCCCTGTTATAGTTTTGTCTGGTATTTTGTCGTAAAGGTCTCTAAAAATTACTCTTACCGGATAATTTGTATTTGAAATTGTCACAAATGAATCGAAAATCTTCATGGGCCTTGGCGTATCAAAATCACCGCCTGACCCTATTGAATACTCGCCAACGCCCGCTGATAACGTCAGTTCCTCCCTGGTGTTAAGATAAATTCCCTGCGTAGAGCTTGACCACATATCAAGCATCATGTTCAGCGACGAAAGAGCCTCTGAATATAAATAAGCCTGTGGGGTCTGCCCTTGTCCGACAGCCCCACACAGCCATAACGATTTTTTTAATGCGTCTTTAACCGTTGACATTTGACCACTGGCCTATTCCGTTGATTGTCCAGAATCTAAGATTTTCTTCGTTCCACCCTTCGGGCACTTCTTCACCTGCCAGAAAAATACGCGGGTTTATCGTTTTATGGTATAGCCAGCCGGTCCGCTCTTTTTTTGAGATAGTTTTAATTTCAGCGGCAGATTCAATCAAGGTTTTTTCTGATATCTTTTTGATTAGGGTTTTTTCCCTCATTAGGTGATATCCCTTGACCCCTAGCTCTTTGGCTTGGTTTCGCAACTCTATAAGGTCCATATCTTCCTCATAGGCTGGTGGACTATCCACCAGCCTTGCTAAATGATTAGGAACCCTGAGCGGTTGTTATGCCGTCCTGCACAGCACACATGCCTGAAACAAACCAGTTGGTGCCGTCAGAAATCAGATCAACGTAGTCGCCCTTGATTGCTGCTCCATCGACAAAGGTAATGGTATCAGCGTCTGCTGCTGTTACAACAGACCCGGCAGCGTCTTCGGAAGATGCTACTTGACCTTCGATGATGTTGGCAGAGGAGGCTGTGACTACAGTATAACTAGCAGATGCCGGGGCGGCACGAACAACCACCTTGAAACGACATCCGGCTACAGGGGCTGGAAGAGTAGTGACAAATTCTGTTGCTGAATTAAGCACCAGGGTTTTGCCGCAATCGGCGGTAGTCAATACGTCGGTGGTCGTCGTAACCTCTACCGGGGAGTACGAACCAACACCACCTGTAAGGGCTACTGTCCCTGTTTGGTTGGGAACAGTTACGGTTGCGTCTGCTATAGGATCGGTGACGGCGAGCGTAGTCTCGTATGCGTCAGCGGTTGCACCTTCAAAAACCACACTTGCACCATAACTAACAGTACCGATATTGAGCGTTCCTGCTTCGTGGTCTTCAACTGCATAAGGAGATTCAAAGGCTACCTGCCAGCCGGAGGGGGAACTTTCCAGAACCATGTATCCATTCTGGTTGATCAGCTTTCTGGCAGACTCTCCGCCGATAAGATCGCCTGTTGCCGGGGCTACAGTCACAACTCCGGTTGTCGCATCTGTTTTGATGATCTTCAGGCCCATGGAACCGCCGGTAAGAGATGAAATAGCCGGAAGGGTAATGGTGAATCCCGCACTGGTTGCGTCGGCGTTAATCAGTGCCCCTGCGTCCGAAGTGGTTACCGTGTAGGTGGTGGTTTTGGCCAGGGTTTTGGTGTGGTTGAAATCAACACCGTTAATCGGTCCGAGCCGGTTTGTTGCAGCTAAACACGGACCGGCAAGAAACATGGCCAGTGCGATTGCTGCAAATATCTGTTTAATATTCTTCATTTTTGCTACCTCGTTTTTTGTTGTTAAATGGGACACAGAACGCGCTTTCTCCACACCTCCAATGGAAGACGATGCGAGAAAGCGCGAAGTTGTAGGGTGAAGGTTCATAAGTAGTTGATATTGTTATATTTTTACCCCAAAAGACGGCACCCTGTTTCTGGATAAAGCTCCCGGCCACCAAAAAGGATATCAAGCCTTGCCTTTTCCGATCTGGTGTCAATGTCGTAATCGGCGGAGAGCATCATCGACAGTCCCTTATAGGTCACAGTCTCGGCAATAACCGCAGATCGTGGTGCCTTGAAAGGCATGGTAGCCATGACGATGGTATCTTTGGTGATCACCATGTTGGCAACGTGAGACGCTTTGACAGTTACCAATGCTCCGTCAACGGGGAGCGCTGAAACATTCTGGTATGCACCGGATGAAATCGGCTCAGGGGAAATCGTAACGGTCATTGCGTTCCCCGCTTCTGCGCCTGCCGTCTCGACGTTAAACTGCATAAGCCTGTCGCTCGATACGGTTCTTTTGTTCACCGGGTTTACTGCATACACACCGGCAATGGTGATTGTATCACCGACCGTCAGGCTGTCGCTTGCGTCAAGAGCCTTGAGAACCAAGGTTGTTCCGGTTGTTCCGGTTGAATTTACCGCTGCGGTTGCTCCGAGCACTCCGGACGTGTGTTTCCTGATATTGTTGGATTTATACAGGTCAAAATCCATCAAATATCCGAGTCGTCCAGTCTTTACTGCTTCCTGGGCTTCCCTAACGAACAAGCTTGAAAGAGCGGTTGGGATGTATCCGGCAGCTTTGGGGTTGAGAATCATGCATTTTCTTGTCGCATCGGGCACACCGTTCTCGGTCATGATAACCGACGCGTCAGCGATAAGCTGTTGGGTCTGTGCTGCTGTTCCAGAGCCAGGAGTGGTCCCTGCTGTTCCTGCGGTCTGGTTGAGTTTAGCGCCAAGTCCGGCCACGTAATCATCAAAAGCATCGGCCAGGGTAAGAATTGCAGGACGAATGTACTTGCTTGAAACAGAGGTAATGTCGGCCTCGGTATTGAGAGTTGCATCAAAAACCGACATATCAAGACCGACATGCATATCCTGATCGAGGGTTACGGTTTTTGTTTGTTCGGTGATCGATTGACCCTGGTAGTTGGGGCCGGTTTTTGCCAGATACCTGATCGGCATCGGCACGTCAACAGTAGGCCCGATTGCCCCCATTGATGGGGCTTTGAATTCTTTGGCACCGTAGAGCGTTACAACATCGGCGAACTTGCACATGTTGTACAGCTCGATAGCCGCTATCTGTAAAATCTTCTTCGCAGTTTTGAACGTATTCATCGTTTATCCCTTTCCCCTGTTCCTGTTGATAATGCTGGCAATTCCGTCGATATCATCTGGTATTTCTCCAGTTGCACCGCCTCGCTCGTTGCCCTTTTTTATAGGTTCAGGAGTTTTTGTTGTTCTTTTTTGTGTAGGCAAGGACAGTCTTGTGGAAATAACCCCAAGAGCTGCCGCCCGTGATAATGGATCAAGCTTTGAAATTCTCTCTGCCTGATCGAGATTGTGCGCCAGAAACCAAGCTACGTCTTCGGAGTTTTTGTTTTCAATACCCGAAGCGGTTATAGCCTCAACGACTTCCTGCCGGAACAAATCGCCCGGTACGCTGGTTACTACATCAGCAAAATTATCGTATTTGCCTGATCCGGCAGTCATCAACCCGGATACTTTTTCGTTGAACGTTTGAGATTCAAGAGCCTGCCTGTTGCTGGCATCTCTTGCCCTTTCTCCAGTTCTTTCCTTGGCTCTGAGCCGGTTGTAGTTCCATTCGCTCCGTGCATCGATATAGGAGTCCTCATCCTCAAAGTTTTCCCTTGATGGGGCCGCCCCTATTTCGCTGATTGTCTTTTCCTGCAACTTTTTGTTTGCAGTTTCCAGTTCCGCTCTGAGTCGCTCGGTTTCGCTTTTCAGTTCGTATTTCTGGCGGGTTGTTTTGTTCACCCTGTCTTTTACCCATTGCGGGGTATTTTCCGGCCAGGTGCCGTCCTTTTCGTGTTGCTGCTGTGCGTCCTCGACTTTCCCGGATTCTTCTCCGGTGGTACCGATTTCACCATTGTTTTCTTCTTCCCCGGATTGCACGGTATCATCCAAAACTCCTGAAATTGCATTGTCGTCGTCTTGGTAACAGATTCTGTCGTAAATTTTACGCATTGTTTTCCTCATTAAGAGTGTTTCCGCACTATGGCGTATTTGGTATAAAACCTAGATGCTGCAAGGCTTCAACGATGAGCTGTTTGGTCCTTTCATCCTGGTCTTGTACCGTTCCAGCTATTTCCTGCTGCCGTTTCGTGTTGATTAGTTTTTTTCCTTCGGCAGTCAGTGTTTTGTTAATTAAATCTACAGTTTTCTCTTCACTCGGCCCCTGCTCTTGTGGAGGTTGAGAGAGTTGCTTCATCTCTTCGGCCATGTCATCTGCTTCGAGGATGTCCAGGGTCTTAACGAGCCTTGGCGCTATGATGGCACCAAATTGAGGCAGAGCTGTTGCAAGTTGGGTCAGAACTTCAGCCGATTCCATCCTTTGCGTGGCGTATGGTTGGCCAACTGTGAGAACTGCATCAAATTTACCAACCGAAAGATCGTTAATGTATCTCTTTCCATCCGGAGCAGTGGGGTCTTTTACCGTTTGGTTGATGGTTTCCCATGCCTCCGATCCGTCATCGTTGAGGAGTCTTACCACGCGCTCGGAATCGTATACCTCAGGGATCATGTAGAGGAGGATCTTCGTACTGTATTTCATGGCGACGACAAGGTTATCCATGATATTAAAATTCATGGTGTCGCCCTGGAGCTTCCTGGAGTTTATCGCAACTCCGCTTGTCTCGTTCGACCGGTTGCCGAGAGATGCGTCATAAAAACCAGTTGTTGCCTTGATATCGTCTGCGGCAATCATCGCGCCATTGTTTGCGCCGGAATCAGAAATAGATCCGCTTTGGCGCATCGGTGGGGTAAGCCCTGGTACATCGTTGTATGGCAGATAAGGCAGCGGTGTTTTATGTGCTACATCCCAAATATGCTCAAGTCCCTTTATCTGAGCCTTGGAAATTATAAACGGCTGCTTGGGCGCCATTGACCTGGTCTCAACATCGGTGGAGCGATCCCAGTTGTACAGGCGGTTAGGCTCTTTTGCGTAGTGGATAGCAGACCTGAGCAGTTGCTTACCCTCTAACCACTGTTCATCACCCAAAACAGTAACTATCGGAATATATCGGCCTGGAACAGTTTCGGGACCGGAAAGTATTTCAACCCCGTTTGTTTTATACCACTCAACCTTGGGTATTTTGGTATCGCGCTCTTTGACAATCCTAAAATGCTCTTCTCCGGCCAGTAGATATTTCCCATCTTCGAGATCTACTTCGGTCTCCTCTCCGACGACTAAACCGTCTAAAACCTCAAACACTATCCACTCTTTGTCTTTGGTGTCTGTTCCCTTTACCGTCCTGCCGTCTTCGAGCAGGTAGAGTTTTTCTCTCTTATGGGCGATTCTGTAATATTCCGAAACTCGGATTGATTCTTTGGTAATCCAGTGGTTTTTATCGTCGCCAAGGCCAGATTCGATAATGTCGGCCAGCGCCTTGCTTTTTGGGTAATCTATTTTGTACTCTTCAATGGGCACAGTATCGTCGATGAATGCCCATTTCATGTCGCTGCGGTCTTGTCTTTTGGCCGATGGATCGATATAAACAGCGAGAGGGTTGACTATTCGCTCAATAAAAATATCCTGTTCTACCGACAACTCATCGCTATAGTCGTTGATTATTCGCCAATATCCCCAGCCGCCACGGACGGCATTGTTTGCCGAGTTGTCATAGGCAGTGTCGGCTATGGAAACGTTTTCAATGTTCCTAATCAGTCCCTCAAAAATCTTTGTAGTTCCCGGGTCTTTGTCGCTATCAACCGGTTTAACCTTGATCGATACTTTGTTCTGCCGGATCTGGTTGGTTATGAGTTTAGCTGTCCCGTTGACTTTGTTGACGGTTATGCACGGCCTATCGACACCTTTAGCGGTCCTGGCTGCGTGCGCGTCCGGATCCCACTGATAATTGTTCTCTTCGTCGCCGATAGAAAATCTGTAGTCCTCCAGGTAGGTGGAACGGTTCTCCCGTTCTGCATCAATTGCCAGTTTCTTCCGATCCCGTATTTCCTTTAATAGTGCGTCGTCTTTGGCCATAAACGTAAAAAACCCGCTGCCACTTGTTACAGTGGAGCGGGTTCGATTATTTCGATGCCCTATGATAAGGCTGAATTTATTTGGTGAATCCGGTTTTTCCGGTATTCCGAATAGTGCTATGTATGGTTTAACATACTATTTACATTTTTGTCAAATGTTTTTTGATTACTGAGTGTCAACTCTTAATAACCTGCCGTCCCATCAGACGAACCGCTGAGCTTGGTGTTATGCAGCGATAGCAATTGTCGAAATCGGCGCAATTGCCATCGCAACATGGTTTTGCCGTAGACCTCCGAAATCCGACAGGATATAGTTTATCCTGTACTCAGGAATCGGAGACGCAACATCGAAAGCTCAGTAGTTGTCATCTTCTAACGGCAGAAATTTGATGGTGTCCCCAACCTGAAAATCCCTATCGTTTTTTCGTACCTCGAATGTTTTTCGGCCTTCGAGAATATGAATCAAAAAGTACTGTTTTATCTTTAGTTCATGTTGCATAACCATAAGCTCCACGCGGACACCGGGGATCAGCGTTTTTGGTTTATCTGCAACTCACTCGGCCCGATTCCGGGTCAATTTAGCGTTGACGCTATTGCGCATCATAAAATTTCGTGGCCCCCGGCGGTGTTACGCGAAGGCGCTTCCGCACGATGTCGCACATCTCACCCCACGTCTTGCGCTCACCATTGAGCCGCAACTCCAGCGACAAGAGCGTGATCGCCTGCAAAGCGTCATTCGCTCCCTTGTCGTACTGACTGGAGTTCGCCCACGTTTGGTCTGTCGACACTTTGGTCGAGTGACTAGTCTGCGCCAACAAAAGGGTGCACGCGACAAGGAAAGCCGCGCCGATTGTAATGCTAAGTCTTCTCATGTAGTCATACCTCCTTCTGGGGGTCCGGCTTTTCTTGCGCGTGACCCTCGGCGTTATGATTAGAAACACACTGCTCAACCCCCCTTAACATACACCAATTGGGCGGGCAGGTGGCTTGTGATCAATCCCCTCTCGGACGTGGACAACGTGACCATCTTTGATCTTGATTACCAGTTCGCCGTGCTTCCTGTCCAGCAGCATTTTGCGGAGTAGGTCGCAGATGTATTTCTCTGTTTCGGTTATGGTCATTTATTAAGACGACGCGGAAACTTTTGAATCGTTCTGCAATTCCTCGTGCTGCCTAATAATCCTCAACGCAGTTTGATGCCTGGTTTCACCTGGTATTTTGTTGACAACGTGCAGTAGCAGTTCTTCATATTTAGAAGAAACATTCTCTTCTTTTGTTGGTTCAGATTCTGAGTTAATAATACCAATTATTGCTCTTTTTATCATTCCTGGTGTTCTCCCAACCCTTCTGTTTCTCTCCCATATTTCGAGCAAGGTTGCTAAGTCATCCAGGTGTGTATTTTCTGTTTCTTCTAATGTTAGTGGCGTTTTGTTAATAGATAAATAAGGAATTCCGTCTTTGCTCATAATTCCACCATATCTTTAATTTTAAGAAACCTGAAAGCCAGCTCAAAATACATATCAACCACTTTCGGCACCTTGGCCTTACCGGTGCACCATCGGTTCACTGCATTCCGGTGCACTCCGGTCTTTTTGGCAAAATCAGCTTGCGACCAACCTAGTTTTCTCAGGTTGTTGGTTAACTGTTCTTTGGTCATTTGCTCCCCAAAATCACACTTATGTTTTCTCCACTCGGTTTTACCCAACAATATTAGCACACATTTGATTACTATGCAATATTAAATCTCCCGGTGTCCACCCCTTGCGCTGCTGCCGGGCATGGCCATGATACCATCATCTTTATCGTCTCCGATAAACAAACTCATCATTGCGCTGTCGGAGATATTTGGGCTTGGTAGGTTAAACGGTGCGCTCATCATAGTTTTTTTATCCATGATCTGAAACAGCCCGTTGGGATTGTTTTTCTTTGGAATCCTGCACACTTCTGATTTAAATTTGTTTAGGTGCTTTACCTCGGATGATATGGATATCATGAGTTCCGGATCGACGTATTCTTGCCTCTCGACAGCCCTCCAGGTGTTGTAAAATCTGTCCCTAAGCGCCCCGTAAAACTGCGCTCTACGGTTTTTGAATACCTGTTCGTTGGTCCGGTGCTTGTTTTGGTCGCCTCGATCTCCACCCCCGTATATCTCGTGCGGCAGGTGTACACCCTCGCTACCCTTAAACATCGACCAATCAATGCGTTTCCCGGCCAGGTGAGACGATACCTTGTTTTTTAGAGCAACACCTAATCCGTCGCAATCCCACACAAAAAGATCAACCTGATCCGATATAGCCTCACCAAGTGCCCACTCTACACCATCGTTGCAATCACCCTGCTCGTACTGCTCGGCTCTGGTAATCACCGATCCGTGCCGCTCGACAAACCCCTTTGGGTCGCCCTGGTCGCTAGGGTCAAACACTGCTATTTTTCGGCCAATTGCCCGGAATCCCAGCCTTTTGTGCGCATCTATTGCGGCCTCAAACCACTCCGGGAGGATGATTGAGCCCTCCACCTGATCGTTATATTCTCCCTCCCAAATGTGCTCATATTCGTTGCGCGGCTTGTTGTGATAATCAAACAGTCGCTCTTGATTTAGCACGGCGGGAAACCATGGATTATCTCTCCAGTTAATTTTTACTACTAGGTGTAGATCATCCTCATAGTATCCGTCCCGATCTAGTGACGCCCTGAACGGCTCAATAAACCTCTGGGAGAGCGGATCTGCGCTGCTCATCAGGTTTGCGCTGATCCATATCTCCGAATTGTCCTCCCGAACTGTGGGCGTGAGGATATCCAGCGATGATTTTGAGAGCGATTGACCCTCCTCTACCCAAAATTTTCTAAATCCAAACATTGATTTAACTGCGTCTGGATTGCGAGACAGGCCACGAAAACGGAAACATCCTCCGGCTGAGTGATCGATTTTGTTTTGGATTGAGGAATAGCCGGGGATTTGTAGGTCTGCGATCTGGGAGAGCAGCAGGGAGTACACGCTCTCCTCGATTGAGTTTTGGTACTCTCGGAAACAACCAATTTTTAGGTGTTGGTTTGCGGCCTGCTCTGCCAGGATTGATGCAAACGAGACTGATTTTGCCGCTCCCCGGCCTCCGAATGCGACTTTAAATCTCTTTTGCTTGGTAACAAAAGGCTCAAGCTTTTTCGGTATTTTTATGCGCATTTTGAGGTTTTACGCAATTTTTGGCTTACTTTTTGATGTTTTGCAAGTGTGGAGCCGTGGGCTGTGTTCACTTTACCTCAGTTTCGGGATCTGCGTTTACAAACTCGTAGGTGACTTTTGACTCTGATTTTATCGGCCCACCACCTGGCGCAGAGTGCTCGTTGGCAATGTTATCGCGCAGGCCCAGATCCCTGGCAATAATGTTGGAGTTTAGCAGTTCTGCGGCCGCTCCCTCGAATTTTTGGTTGCGAATTATGTGCTCTACTCGCGTAACAATTGCGGAAAAATCTTCATGTCCCCTGAACGATGCCCATGTGCTGTGATCAATATCAATAAATATACACAGTCCGCTAATTGTCATGGCGCGCATTTTCGGGGCGTTG